CCTTATTGAGCTGCTCAATGGGAAGACAGTTGTGGGTGGAGAAGTTAGGACTGGTCAAGATGAGCTTCCCAGTGGAGTCATAACCCTCGTCTCGGGCAACACGCTTGAACAGCGGCACCACTTCCCACCCCATGTCTTTCTTGCCCATGTTCAGCCACAGTCGAGCATCAGGCTTGTCTTTCGCAAACTTGATAAAGCCCTTAATGGTCAAGTCGATGCGTTTGCGTGGTTGGTTTCTGTTGCCATTGAATACAATGAATACATCCTCGGGAACACCCACGTCCTTCCTGCACTGCTCCTTGTTCAGCGGGAAGAACTTGCTGAAGTCAGTGCCATGTCCGACAATGCCAATGGGACGGGTGTAGCCCATCTTCTCGATTTCCAGCTTGGCAAACTCGGTGTAGGTGATGAGCTTGTCCCACTTTTCCAGAGCAGGTAACAGTTCAGGAAACAGCCCGTAAGAGTCAATGGGGGTGTAAACACAAGCCTTGAAGCCCAGCTTTTCCTTGAGCGGCTCAATGCGGTCGATCAGGCTGATGGCCACCCAAATGTCATTGACAATGAACACCACGTCTGGCTTGATGGCCTGCACCAGTTCGGCAATGCGATGGGAGCCGAACGGGTCAGAGCCGTGCGCCATTGCAGGGAACATCTGGCAATGCTGCTGCATGGGCGAGGGGTCGCCGTGCCAATTCGTGCATAACGCGAAAACTTCGTGCTCTTTAGCGAGAGCAGGAATAAGGTATTCTGCAACGCGGCCGAAGCCCGTCTGCACGCCCGCATCGCCGCAATAAAGGATTTTCGCCACTGAAAGAAAGAAGCTCGCTAGATACTAGGGCCTCTTTACACGGGAGCATTAGGCGCTTGCTGTCTGAGAAACTCCACTCGGCACTTGCACCGTGCATTACATGCACAACGCTGCCCTGGCATCGGCAGCGTGCCAATGGGCACCACTCCTCGACTGGCGTAGCCAATACAGTCGGTGCAATGCTGCGCCATTGGATCGAGGATGCGGCGCATCAGTCCATAGCCTTCCGCCTGCTTACGAAGCTCCGCACCCTGCCAGTAGCTCCCGCGTACACTTTGAGCGTAAAGGCTGATACGAGCAACAGCCATGGCAGCAGAAGAGCGACCAGCCAGAACGTCACCAGCAAAGCCCTGTAGGTAAGCGTATTCTGCACGAAGCCTCTGACCAATGCGCCCATACTCGACGCTTCCCATGCTGTCCTTGCCACCATGCCCGATGATGGCTGCCTGGATGTGAGCTGCCTTGATTGCTTCACGGACGCTGCCCTGCCATTGATCTAATGTGATGCTCCCCTCTGCCATCATGCGCGTAACGCGCCGCAGAGTGGTGTCGAGCCTGTTAATGCGGCTGTCCACCAAGGCTTCAACGGCCTTCTGACTTAAAAACCTCCCCTTCTCATTGCGGTAGCGGCCAGTGCGCTGATCGTAAGACCAGGCTGCATCGAGCCTTGTGGCTAACACTGCTTGAGATAGTCCGCTCAGGTCATTCAGCATCGTCCGCCTCTAGCAGTTCTTTGAACTGGGCTGGTGCTTCTTCTTTCCATTGCTTCAAAGCCTCGGCAATGTCTTCCTCTGAGATAAGCGCAGCTTCGTCAATGCCTCCAATGATGAGCCCTCCAGTCTTGATGGGTTCAATGGCATCCACTTTGCTGCTAACCATCTTTGCAGCTCCCTTGCGCTCAGGGTCTGGATCGGCCTTGCGCTTGCGAGCGACAATCGTTCGCCGCTCTTCCTTCTCCATCGCCTCTGCCTTTGCTTTTGGCAGGCACTTGGGCTTTCCTTCCTTTTCGCCTCTATCGCCACACTCTCCCAGAATCTCGCCATTGGCGCCAATCCTCACCCACTCCTCCTTGAACCACTTGTCCAAGTCGTCATAGTTCACATCGCCATCGTCTCCCTTGAAGCCGCTCTGTCCACCGTGCTTTCGTGCATACAGCTCCTTGTACTTCTTCACCATGAACGCACTGGCGTAGGCACTGGGCCACACCTTGAACTTGCTTTTGGCAGCAGCAATCGCTTGCTGGTGAAGCTCCTTGTCCTTGAACTGCACATCACCTCGCTTGTGCTCCAAGTCGCCCTCCAAGAACAGGCCCGCCTTAGAGTCGGCCACCTCACGGGTGCCGTCAATGGGCAGGGTGCCATTCTCTTCATTCAATGGGTCGCGGCCACCAGGGGGCACCGATCCTCCTGCCTTGGGAGCAAGCATTGCATCGTTTGCCTTGAGCGATGGATCGAGGGCGGTTTCCATTGACCACTCAGACCCTCCATAGCGAGCATCCCTTACTTCTTGCGCATGAAGAACGCCCAGTTGCAGCATCCTGCCGTCTACGGCTGCCACACGGGCTCTCACGTCTGCCTTCTCTCGTTCATTCAGTTCAAACAAGTCGTTGAAGGCCACGCGCCACGACTGAGGCAGTTCGCCATTGGTCGGTCCGGTCTTGCTCAGCATGATCATTTCCATCAGCTTCTGCAAGGGTCGCTTGTAGTGCGCTGCTTGGTAATCACCAAGGAACTTGGCGAAGTCTCGCTCTTCACTGCGCCCCGTAGCGCCAAGACCACTCGGGCTCTCACCAAACAAAATGGTATGGGGAATCTGCGAGGCGCCAATAATGTCAATGCGGAGCTTTTCCAGTACGTCACCAATGCCAGTCAAGTTGCGTGTAACATAATCAAGCTCTTCACGCTCGGCATCAATGGCATAGCCGCGATAGATGCTCTTGCTCATGTCATTCAGCACCAAACGCTGCCTCACATCGGCTTCCTTGCCAGCAGCAAGCATCGTGCTCAAGCCTCGCAGCTTATGCACAAACACGTCAAACTCAACCAGCACTGTTGCAGCAGAGTTGAGGCCAGTCCAGTAATGACGAAAGCTGTCGTAGATGGTCTGAAGGCTGCTCATTCCCCAGCCGTAGTTCCTCTGCCTAATGCGATAAGGCAGCCACTCACCATCAAACCTGAGGATCCTATCCTTGTGGATCTTTTGTAGTTGCGGCTGCTGAATCAGGTCGCCTGAAATAATCTGATAGTAAGTTGCCTTAGAGTAGTCGTAGAGGCTTTCCTCGCTGATAATTGGTGCGATCTGCCAGCGGTCAAGCACTTCCATGCCTTCAATGGCGCGAATGTTGCGCTTGTTGACCGGCTGATCAGCGGCTCGACCATCGTCAATGTAAAGGAGGATAACCGAACCGCCATAGAGTCTTGCGTTCTTACTGGCGAGCATGAAGTGCTCAAGAATGTAGAGATCCTCGATGGTTTGCTCAATACCAGCCACCTCCTCTGCTCTTGCTCCGTCCCCACCAAACAGCACTTTGTAGCCCTTGCGTGTGGACTGCTCGGCTACCACGTCAATGATGCGCCTGGGAATCCACTCCCCATAGAGGTTTTCCAGCTCTTCTTGCGTGAGGAAGACGATGGGCTGAGTGGTAGTGTGGCGGCTTTTGTCTCGACCAGTACCCATGCCGGTGAGAGCATTGGCAAGTCCATCCATGCGAAGACCATTCGCGGTGGCGTGACCTAGATCAACTACTTCTTCTGCCATTGCCCCTTGTGGCTAGTTCTCTCATTCTAATGGTGGTTATCATGGCGACGATGCCCATGTCTTTATGGCCCCTTCACCGATTCTCTTCACATTCACTGACGAAGAAAGGCGATTGGCGATGGAGGAGGGCCATCGAAGACAGGCTGTGAATGAAGCGAAGGGGTTAAGAGGAAGGAACAGGGGGCCGCGATTTGGGGACAAGGCTTTGCAAGTGCATCTCTTGGGCGCCGCTGGGGAGATGGCAGTGGCGTCTTACCTGGGGCTCAAGCACGAACTTTACAAAGAAACAGAAGCCAAGCGAGGTTCCGACGATCTCCCTGGCATTGATGTTAAGACGCGATCAAAGAAGCATTATGATTTGATAGTGCAGAAGAATGAATGTCCAAGCAAGAAGTTTGTGCTTGTGACCATTGAAAATCAAGAAACCTTGCTTCATGGATGGTGCTATGGAGAGGAAGCAATGATGGACGAATACTGGGCCGATCCTGCGCGTGGGAGGCCGGCATACTTCGTGCCACAAAAGGCACTGCGATCAATGGAAAGCCTAAGGTGACACTTCTTCCGTCGGACTTTGCAAAGCACGCTCTTGGCGTGGAACTCTGGCCTAAGCAGCAAGAGATTCTCAATAAGCTGTTTAGCAATAACATCAACCATGCCATCTGGGCTCTAGGGCGCAGGAGTGGTAAAACATTCATGTCGGCCATTGCTGCCTGCTACATGTGCTTTGTCCTCGATGAGCACTTCACTCGCAGGGTGCGAAAGGGGGAGAAGTGGTACATCATTGCCGTGGCTAATGATCTTGGTCAGTCAAAGATTGCTCTTGATAACATTCGCCAGTTAATCATCAATAGTCCGTTTGAAGAGGAGATTTCAAGGGAGACAAGCCTGGAGATTGAGATTAAGAACAACTGCGTTTTTCAGGCAATCCCGGCATCGGCCCGTGCATCCCGTGGTAAAGCAGTAGTGGCCATTCTTCAGGATGAGCTGGCTTTTAGTATTGAAGGGGATGCCAATAGGGGCGCGGAGGCCATGTACACGGCTCTTTCCCCTTCCATCGCTCAGTTTGGAAAGTATGGAAAGATCATTGAACTATCATCTCCCTACCTGACCTCCGGCTTGTTTTTTGATCACTTCAAGCAAGCGCAAAGTGGCGACTTCCCTGGGATGCAAGCCCTACAAGTGCCAACTTGGGAGATCAATCCTCACCTCCCATGGGGGTGTGACTTCCTGGAGAACGCTAGAAAGAAAGATGAAGAAGCGTTTTGGGTGGAGTTTGGCGCCCAGTTCCGCGCCAACAACTCTGTACTGCTTGCTCCAGAGATTGTTGACGTAGCAGTGAATAAGGATCGGACTATCTTGCCGCCAAAGTTGGAGTTTAAGGGCACATACGTTCTCGCTCTTGACCCGGCACGCGGTGGTGTGGGTCGTGATGATTACACTGCAGCCATTGTCCACTATGAAGGGGAGCGTTTAGTGGTGGACAAGTTCCACGCCTTCGATGCTGACTTTGAGATTGGTGGCAAGAAAGAAGTGAACATTGCGCGAGTGGAAGAGTGGATTAGAGAGCATCATCGCACTTATGACTTCAGCAGCATAGTTCTTGACCAGTTTAACAGCTCGGCTCTTATTCAGTCACTGGCAAAAGACTTTCCCATCTCTGAACTTGCTTGGTCTGTGAGTAGCAAAATGAAAG